TCAGGACAATAGACACTTCTGGAAACACTAGTTCTTGGAGTCCCTTAGTAGAAACAGATAGAGATACACCCTTGATTGGGGATCAATATTTGGCAAGTATAACTGCCGCAAAAATAACAGCAGGAACCATAGGCGCTCATCAAATAATACTTTCTCAAGCAGGTCCTCAATCTAATTTTGCAGCTCCAGCAAATATGGCAGTTTTAAGGTCATCCGATTATGACGGAACTTATGATGCCAATACAACTACTTGGACAACTGGAACGGATGGATGGATAATAGCAGGTGACGGGTACGCAGAGTTTTCATCTGCTTCAATTAGAGGTGGACTAAAAGCCGAGTCCGTTTACATTAATGAAGATAACCGCTGGAGAAGAAATAATACAGATACGGCTGTATCGGATGAATTCAAAGTTGGATCCTCTACAAAGTATTTATATTTTGATGGAACAAATTTGAGTTTCACTGGCGCAATAAATGCAACTACTTTTACTGGTGGATCAATTAATATCGGCAATGGAACTTTCCAAGTAAATTCATCTGGAGCAGTAACAGCATCAAGTGCCAACATTACTGGCACAATTAATGCAACGGCAGGGACTATTGGCAGTTTCGAGATATTAGGAGACGATCTTACGACCGGAGGTAATTATCCAGGATCTTTAAGAATAGGTCCAAGTGTTTGGAACAGTCAACCAGCTTTAGAGGTTGATGGAACAATTATGGGAATATCTAGGTATAGTGGAGGATATGAACTTCATGCAAGTTTAAATTTAAATTCTGAAGTATATGTTGGAATAAATCAAGGTCTTGTAGGTAATTTTTTTCCATCAGTCCGATTAGATCGGACCCTCTGGAATAACTCAAATTCAAGACTTTGCAATTGCGACACCCTTTATCATGGTAGACGAAATTTCTGCGTATGGATGGCCTGGAGCACCAAATCCTGGCTCTATTACATTTTCTGATAATGTTGTATTTGATGATTCAGTTACATTCAATGCCCAAGTTAATGGACTTCAGTTTACAACAATTGATACAACAACTTTAAATACATTGTACATGAATCCAAATGGAGATGACCAAATTTATGTATTAAGTGGAGATGGATTTGCATATTATGGAGTATATTTTGGACCAGGAAGTCCTAATGCAGTTGGATTTTTATGGGAATCTCCAAATTTATATGGAGTAGTAGACAACGCTGTATCAATGGTAATTGGATCACTCTCTGATATTAGATCAAAATCAGAAATAACAAACGCAAATGAAAATTGGTTAAATAAATTATTATCTGAAGTAAGAGTTGTAGAATTTATTCCAGTTAATCCTTTTGAATGGGATGAAAAAGCAAAAAACTCAGAAGAAAAACCAAAAAGACTTGGTATAATAGCTCAAGAGCTAAAAGAAATTATGCCACACCTAGTTGTTGGCGGAAAAAACGCAGAAGATTTATTATCAGTAGATTATATGGGTTTAATTCCTCACATAGTACAGTCTCTACAAAATATTGATCAAAGATTAAAGCAAATAGAAAAAAGTTAAATTATGAAAAATACAGAAATAAAAAAACTAGAAATAAAAGCAACTATGCTAAACCACGTTTTGAAACTCACACTAGATAATGGCGAAGAAGAAAAAATTATTAAGATACAAAAAGAAATACAAGATATTAAAGAGCAAATAATAAAACTATCTCTAGAATAGAAATTTCTGTCAAAAAATGGTATAATTGATTAATATGGAAAATAATAACTTAGACGTTAACCTGATCATACAGTCTTTTCAGGAAAAAGTTACTCAACTAACAGTTGAGCTAGTTGTAAAAGATGCAACTATAAAACAACTCTTAGAACAAATAAAACAACTTAAAAAGCCCAACTGGCAGTCGCCTAATTCTTCAGAAAAAACAAATGAAGAAATAGAATATAATAACCCAGAACAAGAACAAAAACCTCGTAAAGGATTGATTTAAATGTCAGAAGAACAAGTAGAAAAAACAGAATTTGCAATTGAAATTAAGATTAGTGATAAGAATCTTTCTTATAGAAGTGACTTTCCAGAGTCAGAAACCATCTTTTGGTTGGAAGCCGTAAAGGGTCTTATTATTAAGAATACCTTTGATAGAGCCGGCATAGAGCAAAAGTAAGTTATAAAAGCTAAGCCCAGGGCTACTATTTAAATAGCTTTTATAGGAGAAAAAATGGCCATTCTAGATTATCTGCCATTTCGTTCTTTGGACAATGTTTCAGGCAGACGTTTTGTTGCCAAAACTATAGATCCAGAAGACGTTAGGCTAATACCAAAAGCAATGAAAGTTGCAGCACTTGCCCTTGGATATCAAGGGTCAACCTGGTATTATAACAGTAGATCAACATTTGAGCCATCGCCATATGACTTTGATCGTATTATGCAAGCAGTTGATACTGATTCATATGTCCGACAAGCTATTAATAAATATAAAGAGCTTTTCTGGAAAGAAGGATGGCAAATAACTGGAGAAAATCCAGAAGCTGTTTCATATCTCTATCAAAGAATAGATTTCATGGAAATGGCTATGAAGAGACCCTTCATAGATTTTCTTGAAGAAGTTTCAGATCAATTATTCAAATTCGGCAATGCTTTCATCGTAAAAGCTCGTGGAGATATTTCAGAATATTTTCCAACAAAGTTAACTCCAATAAATTCAACACAGCCTATTGTTGGTTATTACTTAATTCCAACAGAGCAAGTAAGAATTCTTAGGGATAAATTTAATAGACCAAAAGCTTATCAGCAATCCACTGATCCACTAACCTATTCGCCAACCGATAGAGATCCAGTTTGGGCAGCTGAAAGAGTTATTCACATATCAATAGATAAAAAAACCGGTAGAGCTTTTGGAACTCCATTCTTAAGCAATGTTCTTGATGATGTTGTGGCTCTTAGGCAGCTTGAAGAAGATATTCAAAACTTAGTTCATAGAGAATTATTTCCGCTATACAAATATACCATTGGCACTCCCGAGCAGCCAGCTGAGCCAGATGAAATAGATAGGGCTTCAGCTGAAATTGAGAACCTAAGATCAGAAGGCGGATTAATTCTTCCGCATAGACACAATATAGATATAGTTGGAGCAGGAAAAGAAGTACTCGACGCTGCACCATACTTAGAGCATTTTAAGGAAAGAGTTTCTGTTGGTCTTGGACTAGCCCCGCATCATCTTGGAATGAGTATGAATGGCGGAAACAGATCTGTTACCGATAGACTTGATGTGGCTCTTTATGACAAGATAAAGAAATATCAAAAGCTATTTTCAGATACAGTGCGCCTACATATATTCAACGAATTACTATTTGAGGCTGGATATGATCCGGTTCTAAATCCAACAACAGAAGGCATTTCAGATAGATGCTTTTTTAAGTTTAACGAAATCGATGTTGATACTCAAGTTAAAAAAGAAACTCATGTAATACAAAAGTTTGTTAATAATTTGATTGGAATTTCTGAAGCAAGATTAGAGCTTAATTTAAATCCAGAATTTGACGAAAATGAATTATTTGCGGCAATGCAAGGAAAAGTCCAAATGGATATAATGGACGCTCAAAACCAAATGAAAACACAAACAGATTCAGATAAACAGACTTCTTCTACTGGAGGAACAAGAAATCTTCCAAACAACAGAAGAGGTCCAGGAAATGCAACTCGTCCAGCAAATCAAAATGGAAGAAACAATTCTCCGAATATTAGAAGATCAGATTTAAGTTGGTTGTCTGTGGTTGAAAATGTTTTAGAAAAAGACTATACTGTAGTGTACACAGAAGAAGACAAAAAGGAAAAAGATAACAAATGAGCTTAATGATCACATCTGAATTGTCAAAAAACTACTTTCAAGAAGAGGACGCAGTTAAAGGATTTAAAACAGCAGTAGATAATAATCAGCTGCGTTTAGCTATGCAGATCCTTACAGAAATTGTCGACGCATTTGTAGAGGGTTTTGAAGCTATTTTTGAGGCAAACGAAGATCAGCAGTCTGAAAATTCTAATCCAGAAAAAACAGCAGAGTCGCCAAAACAAACAGAAGAACAAGTAGAAAAAAAACAATCAAGTAAAAAGTCTGAGACAAAAGAAGAGAAGCCAAAAGACTCAGAATAATGAAGTTAATAATAGGATGCCCAATCTATAAAAGAGATTGGATTTTACCACATTGGATTAAATCCATATTAAAACAATCAGTTGATATTTCAAATATTGGTTTTATTTTTGAGGTTTCGCCAGAAGATACTCCAACTGTTCAGTCACTTTTGGTTTGGAAACAGTTAGATAAAAATATACCTCTTTTCGATATTGTAGAAAGAAAAGATATACCTCATTTTGAGCACCAAAATAATGGTAGGCAGTGGACTTTATCTAAATACCATAATATGATCAGCATGAGAAACTCTATCTTGAATAGAGTTAGAGACTATAAACCAGATTTTTACTTTAGTCTTGATTCAGATATTTTGATAGAAAATCCCAATACTCTCGAGCTTCTTATGGCTCATATCCACAATGGGGCAGATGCAGTTTCTCCATTGATGTATATGACCCCAATTGGTAGAGACTATCCAAGCGTTATGTCGTGGAAAGATAAGGTGGGAGAAAAAGCTTATCGCAAAAAAGACTATCCTATTGGAACATATTTTCAGTCAGATATAATTATGGCAGCAAAAATGATGTCAAAAGATGTTTATATGAATGTAGATTATGAGTTTCATCAACAGGGCGAAGATCTAGGCTGGTCAAAAAATGCAACGTTGAAAAACCATAAACTTTATAGTGCATCATATATATATTGTCCTCATATCATGTCTCCAATTCATTATAATGAATATAAAAATAATGGAGATTTTAGAAGCTCAGAAATACTGGACAACCTAGTAAAAGTCTGATATATTTATATAAAATTGTTTAATGTTATAAAAAGAAATGTACTATACTTTATAGTTGAATTCAGAGGTTTAAAATGGCTTTTAATTTTACAGAAAACTTCACGGTAGAATTTCCCGATTTAACTGATTGCCAATACGACTTTTCTGAAAATTTTAATGTTAATCATGGACTAATTATCGAAGTGGCCGCTATTCATGAGCGGACTTACCGCTAATTATAATAATTATTCAGCCGCAGAGCTTGAAAAAGCCTTACAATCTTGGGTAGAGCCTTATCCAAAGCCAATAATCTTAAACCATGACCTTAATTCTGAGCCAATTGGTAGAGTTATGGCGGCCAAAATGGAAAAAGAACAAGATGGTGCCGCCTATGTAAGACTGCAAATAGCTATAACCGACCCTGTCGCAGCTCAAAAGATATCCGATAAAAGATACCTTACAGGTTCAGTCGGTGGAAGAGCTGGAAAAGCCGTTTGCTCTATTTCTGGTGACGACTTAGCTAAAGAAGACGCAAATGGCAGACCAAAGTTTCCAAAGTTTAAAAGAGGACAAGTATACAAAGGAAAACTCGCATATATAGATATGCAAGATATCTCATTTAAAGAGTATTCTTTTGTTAACCAGCCAGCAGATCAAAGGTCCGGAGTTAGAAATACAAAGGTTCCTGGAGACAAAGTTCCAGTAGCCGATTCCGATAACTGGGTTGCAAAAAGCAGTGCATTTGTACTGCACATGGACCAGGAAGATATTATATCTATTCAGGAAAACGAATCTATTCTTAAGAATATGAAAAAGAAAGAATCTAGACCAGTTTACCTTCATACTAAAGGAGCATTTCTAGCAGCTATGGCTGTTCAAGAAAGCGAAAATATCAATAGTACAGATAAATCATTACTATTTAATAAAGATTCAAATAGTACAACATCTGAGGAGAATATTAGCATGGAAGATGTTCAGGTAAAGGAAGATATTTTGGCTGTAGCAGAAGAGCTAAGTCAAGATCTTTCGACTATTGCCGCAACCAATACTGATACAGTAGAGGAAAAGCCGGAGAGCAAAGAAACCGTCGAAGAACAAGTTGAACAACCTGCCGAAGAACAAAAGCAGGAAGAGATTTCTAATGACAATTCAGAGAAAGCGGAAGAACAAGCTGAAGAAGCTGTTGATTCCGAAAAAGCTGAAGAGCCATCAGAAGCATCGGAAGAAAAAACCGATGAAAACAATCCTGAAAAAGAGGAGATCAAATCCGATGACCTCACCGCCCAAGAAAACAAAGGCGATGAGCAAGGAAGTGACGAAAGTCAAAAATTGATCAAGTCTTTGCAGGAAGAAAATGCTCGCCTAAAAGCAGCACTTCATAAAACTCTTGCAGAAAGAGTTGTTGATACCAAGATTGCCCTTGGACTAGAGTCAGCAAGCGATAGAGATAGACTTGTCGAAGATCATGCTTCAAGAACAGCATCATCTTTGGCAGATAGTCTAAGAGATCTTGCAAAGCTTCCTGATAAAAAGTCTAAGTCATTCGAAGTCCCAACAATGGAATCAGAATTGGCAGTAGCAGAAGAACAAAATGTTGTTACTGTTAATGACAAGCAAGAAGAACAAGAAGTTAAAGCTGAAAATTCTTTTGAGCAGCTTTTCGTAGATGCCTTAATGGGCAGACGTAAACTCTAATAATCTAATAAGGAGATAAAAAATGAGTTTAGCAAAATTTCGTAAGGTACATGCCAAGACAGGTGCCGGTCGTTTCGTAGTTTCTGAGGGCGTTGCCCCAGCAGCATACCTGCTTCCACATCCTGGCTTGCCAACATGGTACCTCGATTCAGAAGATGATCGCTTTGAGATTGTTCTTACAAAGGGAACAATTCTTTCAGTGGTCGCAGACGCCAACGGCGATGCAAGAGTTGTTCCAGCTAATGGAACAAGCTCAGCAGTAACTTGGGGCGACGCAATGTCTGGCTGGAACCCACTCGATGGTGCCACGCCAAGTTCAACATCTGGTTCAACTGACACAATTGAAGTTGAGCTAAGATCAATTCCAGTAGGCTGCGCACAGTATGACCTCTATCGTCCATTCGATAAGGGTACATCACAAGGCGCAGGCTTTATTACACATGGTTATGTTGAGTATCCAATGGTTGACGGCGTTAACGCTGATGTAACAGTTGGCTCACTAATCAAGGCAGACCATATGGGTCGCCCAGTTGCTCTTTCAAAGAGCGATGCAGGCAGCTACCCATGGTTGCAAGTAGGTAAGGTAGTAGAGGTTGAGAAGTTTGCTACAAACTTTGATGACGGCCTTCTCTCCTACATGCAGTTGCCATCAGATCCAGGTGCACTAAAGACAGTATTTGAGCTTACACGCTCAGGTACCTATAGTGGTAAGCTCGGTATCCGCGCTAACCTGGACGTAAACAATGTCATTGGCGCATTCCGCGTCAATTTGACCCTATAAAGAAAGATAACAGGAGGAAAATCCTAAGATGAGTAAGACAATCCAAGAACTCCTCTCTGGGCTCCCTGCTTGGGAAGCTGCATTATCTGAGGACGGGTACATCGACGGAGAAAACAGGGTAACAATTAAAGAAGCTTTTGCATCGTCCGATGCCGCAGCGTTGTTTCCAAAAGTTATCTCTCGTACCTTAAAGGAAGCTGCAGAGCCACAATTGTTGGTTACGCCTCTCCTTTCCACAGTTCGCCTTGGTAAAGGGCGTTCTTTGGAGTTCCCAGCAGTTAATGCAATTCAAGCTGCCGAGATTCCAGAAGGACAAGAATACCCAGAGCAAGCCCTCGCATTTGCCAAGCAGGTGGAAGGAAAGGTCTCCAAGAAGGGTGTCAAGCTAGCTTTCACAGAGGAAGTTATTGCTGACTCACTTTGGGATATCGTAGGCCTCCATGTCCGCGCTGCTGGCCGTGCAATGGCCCGTTTGAAGGAGCAAATTGCTCTTAGTCGCTTCAAGGACGCTGCAACAATCGTCTTTGATAACGACGATGCCGGCTATGACGACACAACAGGTCGTGATATCAACGGTGCATTTAACAAGACAGTTACCTGGGATGACGTAGTTGACATGGCAGCCGTACTAATGGCTGAAAACCATGTTCCAACAGACTTCATCCTTCACCCACTAATGTGGTCGGTGTTCCTTAAGGATAGCATCTTCCATACTGGTGGATCTGCAGCTGCAGTCAATACAAGCTGGGGTTACCGTCCACAATCAGCAGAAGGCGCTCTTAACGCTACAGCCCCAATGGGCCTAAACGTTATCGTCTCACCATTCGTTAGCTTCACAGCTAAGAGCGGTGCAACTGCTGCCAAGTCGGACCTCTTCCTCATTGACCGCAACGAAGTTGGTACACTCCTCGTCAAGGAAGACATGAGCACAGATCAGTTTGATGATCCAAGCCGTGACATCCGCTCAATGAAGATGAAGGAGCGTTATGACATCGTAATGCTCGGTGATGGTGAAGGTATCACAGTTGCCAAGAACGTTAGACTTGCTCGTAACTACGAGGTTCAAGTTACTAACGAAATGTAATAACCTTAGGGTCGTTATAGTTACTTCCCTACACGAGGGGTCCGAGAGAAATCTCGGCCCCTCGTTTTGGTATTTATCCAGAGATTGTTACTATTATTGTCAGCTAACAATTAGGAGTTTGTAAGTGGCACTATATCTTATTGATCAAGCTACAGTAGGTTGCTACTCTGTTTCAATTAAATTTGGCAGAACAGTAAAAATATCATCATTAAAAAATGAAAACTTTAGTGTAATAACCGCGGCATCTACACCAGTTGAAGTATCTGCACCATTTAATACAATTAATTCAATAAAAGATTATAATCAAATATCCAGAATATTAACCCTTTACTGGAGAACAACAGAATTACAGGAAAATACAGATTATTGTATTCTTGTTGAGAATTTAGTAGACGCCTCTGGAAACATAGTTGACACAGAAGAAATTGAATTTACTTGGGCCAATTGTGGAGCTACTCCAAGCACGACTGAAATAAAAGATCCTGGTCTTGTTCCTGTTTTAATTGAAGACAAATCGGTTAGACCAGACATAGATGTAAGTTATTCTATAATAGCAAAAAATCCTAATTTTTACATTGAAGAAACTATTCCTTCTGATGGTGAGTTTTATTTATCCAATGACTATAATGATGGAAGAGTAATAATAATATTTAATGAAAGACCAGCATCAAACTTTCTTTCAAATAGATACTTTAACTGTCAAAGAAAAAAGATTGAAAAAGCTCCTTCTCGCTGGGAGACAATAAATGCAGAAATAAAAATGCATTCTTGGAAGCCAGAAGTGTATGTTGATTTTCCTTCAATAGAAGATGCAACTCCTTCATATTTTACTCCAGGAAAAAACTATTTCGAAAAAGGCTATAAGTATAGAATTAAAATATCTAAGGATATTGGAATTTAATGGCTAATTTTATATACAAAAAAGCAAAGCAAGCTCTTTTAAATGGCCAAATAAATGTACTAAACAATCAACTAAAAGTACTTTTATTAAACGGTCCTGAGTACTCTCCAAATGAAAACTCAGATGAATTTGTAAGTAACATACCGGCAAATTCAATAGTCACAAGATCTGAGGCTGTTACAAATGTAACTAGTGCAAATGGAATTTTGGATGCAGACAACGTAACAATAACAGGATATAACGGAGCAGCTTTCGATGCAGTTGTTTTGTATCAGTACAGTCCTTCTGATTCAGACGCAAGGCTAATATTTTATATTGATACGTCGGATGGCTTGCCATTCGCAGGTTTAAATACAGTTAATTCTATTACTATATTCTGGAACGACAACTCAGAAAAAATTCTTTCACTATAAAGGATTTAAAAAGTGGCCATACAATACCCATCAGCATTAGATAATTTTGTAAACCCAACAACTTCTGATAGATTAGACTCTCCTACTGTACCTCACCATCAACAGCATTCGGATTTAAACGATGCAGTAGAGGCAATTCAAACAGTGCTTGGAGTAAATCCCGCTGGATCGCATTTAACAATTAAAGATAGAATAATATCCGCAGAAAGTAATATTTTAAATCAATCAGTATTAAATGGTTTAACAGATGTTACTATAACGTCTGTGGCTAGTGGTCAAGTTTTGCGCTATAACGGCACAAAATGGGCTAACTACAATGAAGAAAATTTAGTAGACGGAGGAAACTTCTAGACATGGCCAATACATTAAGAATTAAAAGAAGAGCCGCCGGTGGTGCGGCAGGCGCTCCGAATACTCTTGTAAACGCAGAACTAGCATTTAATGAGCAAGATGATGTTCTTTATTATGGTGAAGGAACTGGCGGCGTTGACGGTACAGCAACACAGGTTATAGCAATCGCTGGTCCAGGTGCATTTACAACGCTGGGAACAGATCAAACAATTACTGGAAATAAAACATTTTCCGGAAATGTATTAGTATCAACTCCAACAGCCAACTCACATGCTACTACAAAACTTTACGTTGATGAATTAGTTTCTTCAATAAACTCTAATATATCTAATGTTGCAACTTCATTTACAGTAGCAGGTGATACTGGATCTAATCAAACTATTACATCTGGAATGGATACACTCACCATTTCTGGTGGAACTGGGCTTAGTTCGGTAGCCAGTGCAACAGATACTATCACAATAAATCTTGATAATACAGCAGTAGTAGCTGGAAATTATGGGTCTGCTAGTTCAGTTCCTAGTTTTACGGTCGACGCTCAAGGTAGAATAACAGCAGCTTCAAATACTTCAATAGCTATATCTTCTTCTCAGATTATTTCATTTGAAGAAGTAGTTCAAGACGCAGCTGCGCTACTGCTAACTAATGGTTCTCATTCAGGAATATCAGCATCTTACGATGATAATAACAATAAAGTAAATCTTGACGTTGCTGATTTCACAATTACTTTAGCTGGTGATTTGACTGGTAGCGTAACAGTTACAGACCTGGCCAATGCAACTCTTACTGCAACAGTCGCTGCTAATTCAGTTGCACTTGGATCTGATACTACTGGCGATTACGTTGGTTCAATATCCGCAGGAACTGGTATTTCAGTTACAAATACAAATGTTGAAGGTGGAACATTTACAGTAAATAACGAAGGTGTTTTGTCCGCAACGGGTACTTCTGGTCAAGTTGAGGTTTCATCTTCAAATGGAAATGTTACATTTTCTCTTGCAAGCAACGTAACAATTCCAAATAACCTTGTTGTAACCGGCGATCTTACAGTAAACGGAAATACCACAACGCTAAATACATCAACACTTGTTGTGGAAGATAAGAATATAGTATTAGCCAATACGGCAACTCCAAACGATGCGTCAGCCAATGATGCGGGAATAACTATTCTTGGAGATACAAATAAAACATTTAATTGGCTAGATGCAACAGATGCCTGGACGTCTTCGGAGCATCTTGATCTTTCCGCAGGAAAAAGCTACCATATTGCTGGATCTTCAGTTCTATCTAATACAACACTGGGTTCAACGGTTGTCAATTCTAGTTTAACATCGGTTGGAACAATCACATCAGGAACATGGAATGGCTCAACAATTTCTATAAGCCATGGTGGAACTGGTGCAACAACAGCCGCAAATGCAAGAGTAAATCTTGGCTTGGAAATAGGTGTTAATGTTCAGGGTTATGATCCAGAACTAGCTGCAATAGCTGGTTTAACATCAGCAGCAGACAAGCTTCCATATTTCACTGGTGCCAATACAGCAGCTCTAGCAGACTTTACAAGCTTTGGTAGAAGCCTAATAGCAAACATTGACGCATCTAATGCCAGAGTAACATTGGGGCTTGGCACCATAGCGGTTCAGGACGCAAGTAACGTAAGTATCACTGGTGGTTCTATAACAAATCTAACAACATTTGACGGAGTCACAATTGACGGTGGAACTTTCTAAATAAATAAGAAAGGTTTTTATGTCAACACCATCAATAAATCAGGGTCAAATAGCTATAGACCCTGTAAATGGTATTTTATATTACAAAACAAGATCTGATGATTTAGTTCATACATCTTTAAATTTGCTTCAAGAAAGCAATACGTTAATAACAACAGAAGACAGTCTTGAAGTTGGCGGAAATTTTTTAGTAAGTGGTGATTTTACTGTAAGTGGAAACACTGTAATTTTAAATACAGAAACACTTTTAGTTGAAGACAATATAGTTGTACTTAATTCAAATGTAACAGGAACACCCACTGTTAATGCCGGCATTGAAATTAACAGAGGTAACGTAGTTAATGTTCAAATTATTTGGAATGAAGACACAGATAAATGGCAGTTCACAAATGATGGAGTTAATTACTACGATATTGGATCTATAGAAACTGCATCAATAAATGATCTAGCAGATGTAGTTTTATCTAATTCCGCTAATGGAGATTTTCTTCGTTACAATGGTAATGTTTGGATTAATGATCCAGTTAACTTGGCTACTGATACAATTGGAGATTATGTTGAATCGTTAGTTCCAGGAACTGGAGTTACTTTATCAAATAATAGCGGAGAAGGTTCTACTCCGACTATTTCAATTGGCCAAGATGTTTCCATAACAGCAAACGTATCATTTAATACAGTAACTGCAAATCTTGTAGGAAATGTTACTGGTTCAGTTTCAAGCATATCAACTCATAATATAGATGAGCTAGCAGACGTTGTAATAACTTCGGTTGAAAATGGTCAACTATTACAGTACAACGGTTCAGCTTGGGTTAATTCAGTTATGCCATCTTCGGAGCCGATTGGTCACGAAAATAAAGCAGATAGCGTAATTGCATTTAATGAAAGTTCAAGAGAATTTTCGATAGCTCCAACTTCTACATCTTACACAGTCTGGTGCAAGGGTAAAAGATATGTAAAAACATCTACTGAAACCGTAACAATTCCAATTACTTCTGGTTTATATTACATTTATTTTAATTCATCAGGCCAACTTAGTTACAGAACAACTTATTTTGACTGGGAAAATGATACTCCAACAGCCTACATATACTGGAATGCAGATGATAGCAAGGCATACTTTTTTGCCGATGAGCGTCACGGCGTAACTTTAGACTGGGCAACTCATGAATATTTACATAGAACTCGTGGCGCAGTAATCGCAAGTGGTTTTGGCGTAAATAACTACACTATAACTGGCGATGGTTCTTCTGACTCACATGCTAAATTTGATTTAGCAAATGGGACATTTTTTGATGAAGATTTACAAATAGATATAATACACTCAGAAACACCAGCTTCCAATACCTGGGAACAAGTTCTGCAAGGAAACGCCGAAATACCAGTATTTTATCATTATGTATCAGTATGGAAAAAAGATAATGCAACTGAATTTGCATTTAAGCAAGGTACTTCAAGGCCTCAATATAATTTATACAGTGGCGGAAGTTGGTCAACTGTAGATGTAGATAATAATAAATTTTTAATTTCGTGGATTATTGCAACAAATAATTTAAATGAACCAGTAATTTCAATAATGGGGCAAAACACATATAATACAATTGGAGAAGCAGAAGCGGCCACTTGGGAAGATTTAAATCTTGATGGTTTTCCAATATTTGAATTTAGACCTCTTCATAAAGTAGTTTTTCAAGGAACCGATGCATTTACGAATTCAGTAAATGCTGCCATAAGAGGAATATATGATCTTCGTAGAGTAGTTTCTTCAGATCAAACTGTTCCAACAACTCCAGTTTCTGACCATGGTTCAATGACTGGTTTAACGGATAATGATCACCCACAATATTTACTGGTAGAGGATCACGATACAAGAGATCACTCAAATGCTCTTTCTACCGCATCAATTAATGACCTGTCAGACGTTTCCTTATCTAATTCTTCAAATGGTGATTTCTTACGTTATAACGGTTCTGTTTGGATTAACGATCCTGTCAATTTGTCAACGGATACAATTGGAGACTATGTTGCCAATATAATTGCTGGAGATGCAATAGAAATATCAAATGCAGGTGGCGAAGGTTCAAGTCCAACAATAGCAGTAGCCCCAGGATCTATTGACTCAAGTCATATATCAACTTTATTCCAATATGTCGAAAACATTTCTGCTGGAAATAATATAGTCATTTCTAATCAATACTTTCGGAATAGGAAACGTTGCAGACTATTTAGTTGACACATCTGCTACTCCGAGTTTTGATTCTGTTACCACGACATCTTTAGATGTTAATGGAGTTGGAATTGACCCAACAGGCGCAAATAGCAATGTTCAAGTATTAAGATTCGATACTCTCACAAATAAATTTATTCCAGGTCTAGCCTCAACCGTTGCTGCTTTGTCAGATCTGACAGATGTAAGTGCAGCTACTCCTTCAACAGGAGAATTCTTATATTGGGATGGATTGGAATGGACCCCGTCTGTTCCTGCAACTGGAGTTCCGTATGTTTCAGATAGTGCACCATCTTCCCCGGTAATTGGTCAACTTTGGTTTAAATCAGACGCTGCGCAAACTTTTATTTATTATGATAATCAATGGATTGAGATAGGTACTGCGGCCCCTCCAGTAACGACTGTAACTAAATATACAGAAGTTATTGGAAATGGAGCCAGCTCATATTCAATTTTACATAATTTAAATACTAGGGATGTGGTTGTGGAAGTGTATGATAATTCATCATACGAAACTGTAACTATTAGCGTTGCTAGAACAACGGTAAATTCAGTTACCGTATCCTTTGCGGCACCGGTTTCCGCTAATGCATACACAGTAGTTATTCTTGGATAATTTGACTTATTATAAAAAATAATATAAACTATAATAAGTTGATGTTAGTATGTATCAAAAAAATATTACTATACTAAAAGATTTAAATTATTTAAAATAAGGAGAAAAAAGTGGCTTTCAGTGGTTCCATTTTTGCTGTAAATAATACATTGCTTCTAAAAAGGTCTGATACAAGTGATCAGACACCAGAAAATCTTGCTCTTGGCGAACTTGCAATTAACGTAGCAGATGGAAAGCTTTTTTATAAAAACAGCTCAGCCAATGCTGTAATCCGGAGTAAATTTAATATCAAATGTTGTTGGAACAGCTAATCAAGTAACCGTTTCTTCCAATGCAACTACCGGAGTATATACTCTTTCTCTTCCATCGACGATTCAAACCACTCAAGCAAATGTTAGCACATTATTTGTTGATGGCATTGAAATTGATCCAACTGGAGCCACTCTTAATCAGGTTTTAAAGTTTGACGGAAGTAAATTTGTTGCTGGACCAGACACAAATACTATTGAGGGAACTATTCACTCTGAGACTATCGGTAATGGTACTGACAGCGAATATACAGTTACTCACAACTTAGGAACAAGAGATGTTCTTGTAATAGCAAGAAACGCCGCAAGCCCATATGAAGTTATTGACGTTCGCTGGGAAGCAACAAATACAGCCTCGGTAAAATTGGACTTTTCCGCAGCAGTTGCTTCAAATTCAGTAAGAGTAAGCGTATATGCAGCTGTTTCTGGTACAACTATAGCAATTGGCTCAATTGATAATCTTGGTGACGTAGCAATTTCAAACGCAGCAAACGGTGACTTCCTCCGCTACAACGGCTCTTCATGGATTAACGATCCAGTAAACTTGTCAACCGATACCGTTGGTGATTATGTCGCTAATCTTACAGCCGGCACAGGAATTACAATTACTAACGCCGGTGGCGAAGGCTCTAATCCAACAATTGAAGTTACAGCAAATACATATGATGCTTACGGAGCAGCAGACACTGCATATAATAATGCAGTCTCACATGCTAATACGGTTGCAAACAGCGCAACCAAGTCGTTTGAAGTTTCTGCAGATAGCGGCACAAGCCAAACTGTAACAGCTGGAAATACAAACGTTGATACATTAAAGATTTCAGGTGGTACTGGACTATCAGCCTCAGTCGCAGATGATTCTGGTGTCGCAACTATAACAGTTGACCTTGATAATACAGCCGTTGCTTCTGGCACCTATGGGTCATCTAGCACAGTTGGCACTTTTACAGTCGATGCTCAGGGTCGCCTAACATCAGCTTCAAATGCAACAATATCAGTAACCGCTTCACAAGTTTCAGACTTTACAAGCAGCGCCAGAGGTTCAATTAGCGTTTCAGGCG